TAAGAGCCATTCTCTCTGGCAGCGTCACCGGCACTGAGTCTTTTGATCGGTTCGGCAGCAAGCTGAACACCATCGGCAAAAACGCCGATACCGTCAACAAGCAGATGAATGGACTTAGCCGGTCCATGAACGCGCTTATGGGCGGATTGGCCGGATTTTCACTTGCTAACGTAATCGCTGAATTTGCTCGCGTCACTATTCAGATTGATGCCTACCAAAAACAACTTTCAATAGGTTTTGGCGCGGCGTCTACGCTTCAGCTTGAGCAGTTGCGGAAGACATTTAGGACTCTTGGCATTGCTCAGGATGAGGCTCTTGGTTCGGCTGTTCGGTTTACCTCTGCGCTGAAGATGAGCGGCAACACCGCTGAGATGGTAAACAAGAACCTCGAGGCCTCATCAAAAATCATCTTGGCAAACAAATTGTCTGCGGATGGAGCAAACCGCGTTTACTACGCGCTGGCCCAGGTCTCATCAAAAGGCCAGTTGATGACCGAAGAACTTTCCGGTCAATTGGCGGAAAACCTTGCAGGTATTCGCGAGCAGGTTGCGATTGCTCTTGGACTGTCCTCCAAAGCTTTGATGGAGCAAATGAAGGAAGGCAAGGTTTCTGCGGAACAGTTTTTTACTGCGCTTCGCAAAATTGGCGACGGAATTGATCCGGCGACGTTAAACAGCGCAGCGCAATCTTTGGGGAAACTGAAAAACGCTTGGTTTGACTTTAAGACATCTGTTCTAGCGGTAGACACCATCAAGGCTGCGCTTGATTTTGCTTCTAGCGCAATTATGGTGCTTACAAACAATGCAGATTTTTTGAAACGCTCTGTAGTTATGCTTGCACAGGCGTTGTCCGCGTTGTTGATTTTTCGAGCAGTAGCGGCGGCAGCAACTTTTCTCAACACGGCAATTTGGGCGCTGCAATTTTCAATCAACCTTTACGGTTTGAAAACGACGCTTGCTGTTAACGCTACCTTAGCTTTGAATTCGGCCACAAAATTACTTGGATTGTCGGCTGGACCAGTAGGGTGGGCAATTACTGCTGCCGCATTGGCGTTTGGATATTTTGCAAGCGGAGCAAGCAAATCAGAAAAGGCAGCATCTGCGCTGTCGGAATCGCAGCAAAGCATGTCGAATGTGATCGACATGACTACTGGGAAAATTATTTCTCAAGATAGAGCGTTGGTTGAACACAATCGACTGTTAGCGGTGGCGGCACTAAAAACCAACGAACTTGCTGCCGCTCAGGCCCGCTCACAAGCAGAATCGTTGTTTTCTCCTGTAACAGCCCAACGGTCTGGATTAAGTGTCGGCGCGGATGGTTCTGAAGCAGAAAAAGGGTTAGCTGAAGCACAAAGACAATTTCAGCAATCTGTTGCAAGCGGAGCGCCGGACATCCTGGGGTACAAGGCGGCAATAGAAAAGCTTACTGAAAAGTACCCCGCTCTAAAATCTTACATTGGCGATACAAACGAATTGTTCACAAGGCTGATTGGAACTCAGCGCGAACTTGAAAAATCTCAACTTGGCGTAGCGATGGCTACGGGAAAATTAACCGAAGCACAAAGGACACGCGCGCAAGCATTAGGTTTGCTTTTTGACGAAAGCACTGGTGGTGCCGTAAAGGACGGCCCAAAATTTGCCGAAGCTCAAGGCGCAATTCGCGGGATGCAGTTACAGACTGCGTTGGTAGGAATGTCTGAAAGATATCGCTTTTCAATTGAAAAGCTTAACGAAGCAAAATTGGTTTCGTTTGATGCAGATGGAAATTTAATTGTTAAGGCAACGGAATACACAGAAAGGGTAAGACAACAAGCATTTGCTCTGTATGACGCTCAGGAAGCGCAAAAGCAAAGCAACAAAGCCGCAACTGAAGCTAAAAACCTATCGAGTTCGATTTCCTCACAACTTCAGTCCATGGGAGCATCCAATGCCCAACTGAAGAACCAGATCGACAACTGGAGTTCGATGGGAGATGCAGTAGGCAAGTCCCAGGCGGCCTTGATGGAGTACGAGACCACTCAAGGAAAGTACGCACAAGCATCTGCAAAAGAAAAAGCAGACTTGATGGCGGCAGCTCAACTCACAGACAAATACACGGCAGCGATTGAGAGGCTTAACGAAGCCAAAAAAATGAGTGAGGAGATCACCTCTCTCGACAAAGACATTGCAAAGCTGCGGTTCAAGATTCAGTACTTCAACCAGTACGGTGAAGCTGTAGATTCATCCCGTGAGGCAATGGCGCTATTCGACACTACGGAAGGCGAGTTCCGCAACGCAACTGCTGACCAGAAGAAGGCATATCTTGATAGAGCGCGCGAGGCAGACAGGCTGACGCAGTCATACAACGACCTGGCTGCCGCCGGAAAGTCGGTAATGATGCGGGAAAGCTTTCGCGAATCCGCGAGCAATCGCGTGAGAGACGTTCAACAACAACGCATCGCGATCATGGGTGGAGGCAAGAAAGACGTTGAGAGAGCAGAGTTTGCACAGTCGCTCGATAAAGCAATCGAATCGGCGCGGCGCGAGGCGATTCGGGCTGGGATGGCAAATTCGGATCTCCAGAATCTTATGGCAGATTTGGCACAAGATCGCGCCCAAGCCATGAAGGACTTTGATCAAGCTCTGAGCGAACTGGACGCTGCACAGGGTAATTGGATGGTCGGAGCAAAAGCCGGTCTACAGGAGTACTTCGACCAGATACAAGACGTTGCTGGCGCGATGAAAAACGCCTTCACGCGGGCATTCCAAGGAGCAGAAGATGCCCTAGTCAATTTTGTTATGACCGGCAAGCTTTCATTCAGCGATCTGGCACGATCCATCATTTCTGATCTTGCTCGCATCGCCATTCAGCAGGCGATCATGGCTCCACTAATGGCGTGGATGAAAGGCCAGAGTTGGTTCCCTGCGGCGGATGGCGCAGCATTTTCTTCCGGCGGCACACTGCAACGCTTTGCTTCTGGTGGGGTTGTGTC